TGTCACACCACAACCAATGGAAGAACAAGGTGATCCTGCGTTGTTACCTGCACCCGCACCTGATCCAAACGCAGTACCCGCACCTGATCCAAACGCAGTACCCGCACCTGATCCAAACGCAGTACCGGCACCTGAAGAAGTTCCTGCACCTGAAGAAGAGCCAATGTCTGACGAAGATATGGGAGGTAACGAGGAAGAAGTTACATTCAAAACAATTCAAAAACTTACAGGTAAATTAGCTCAAAAAATCAGAACATATTCTGGTGAAGAAGAAATGAGTTCTAATAACACAAAATATGTTATTAATTCAATTTTATCGGCACTTGATTTAACAACTTTAGAAGAGGATGATGTTGAAGATATTATTTCAAGATTAGAGGGTGAAGAAGAGGAAGTTGATAATGAAGAAGGAATGGAAGGTGAAGAAATGGATACCGAAGGTGAAGGAATGGAAGGTGAAGTTACAGAACCTGAAGCTGAAGTGGGAGAAGGTTATGACAACTTTGGAGGAGCATTTAATGATTATCTTGGGGCGGCATACTCATCAAAAATGTCAGACAATTTAATGAATGAATTTGATGATGAAGAATATGACGAATATGAGGATGATTTCAATTATCCAAAACATGGGTCAAGAGAAAAAATTAGAAGATATGATGATGAAGAAACATTTGAAGATCTTTTCACCGAGTCTAAAGTAGATAAAATCATTTCAAACTATTTCGCAGTTGACAAAAATGAAAAATTAATAAAAGAACAAAAACAACAACAAACTTTAAGAAAAATAAACGAAAAAGAAGTTTATAGATTATCAGAAACTATAAAACAAGAAAGATCTTCTTTGAAGTTTATGGAAAATAATCCGAAAGCAATTTTAGTTGGTGCTACCGTTAAGAAAAATTTAGTATTTAAAGACGGTATTAATGAATTTAGAATAACAACAAACGGAGAAGTTATATGAATAATTTAATTTACATAAATGGTATGGGTCCCAATTATAAGGGAGACAATCTTTATGAATTTATATTTTCAGACACTTTAGAGGTTTGGGGTGAAAATTGGGAATCAAAACCAGCAAATGGTTACCCACTTCCTCCCGATGTTGAATATATTAAACGAGTTGGGGTTTTAACTAACGGAGAGATAACATTGGAGTTGGTACAAGACTCTGATGTTTTTTCAGTTATAGACTCAATGGATGGTGTGTTAGCGTTAGGGTGGGAAAAAGAGAATAACAATGTTGATTTCTCAATCGTCAAAAGATTAGTATTTAAATTTGGTGATTCAGAACAAGACGTAAAAGATAAACTATATGAACGAGATATCGTTCTTGAATTCGAAAAAAAAGTGGTATATGAAAGCTAAAGATCACGTTTTAAATTTATTATCTCACGGGTTTAAATTTGACACCGTTGCAAGATTAAATGAAGCACAGGTAAGAGTACTATCTGAGAAAATTTCTAAAGAGGAAAATAAAGAACAAGTTACCGAAGTCCCAAATAATAAAACTTATAAAGTTGGGCCTAAGGGTGGTCAAATTGGTAACCTAAGTATTAGTCAAGACCCATCAACTAAAGAAGTTATGGTCCAAACAAAAAGTCAAATGGAAGAAGATGCAACATTAGATGTTGTTAACGATCCTGATGCCACAGAAGATGGTATGGGAATTTTTGAAAAATTTGAATCAAAATCACAACAAAGATTGTTCTACTCAAGATGTGGTAATGGTAAAACAAAAACAGAAAAAAAATGGTGTAAATGGGCAAAAGGGGCTTCTAAAGAAACTGACTATGAAACAACACCTGAGAAAAAAGAAAAAAATGAGTCTGATGAGAAATTTTTAGAAGAAAGTATTATAAGATTAATTGAAAAAAATATTAGTCCTAGAATGAGTAAAGGTGATTTAATTCGTACTATTAACGAAAAATCACAAGAATCATCTATGATATTGAAAAACCCATTAAAAAATACTATGTTTTCACATGAATCAGGAATTGAAATGAAACGTATGAAAAAACCGACAATGGGAATGCCAGTTATGGGAACAATGGAAGAAAATACCAAAGAAAAAGAAAGAACAAAAGAAAGAACAAAAGAAAAAGGTAAAGAAAAGGATAATCCATTTAAGAATCCTAACCCCGGAACAAAAGAGAAACCAAGAGGTTATAGAAAAAATATGGAAGAGAATACTAAAGAAAAAGAGGCTCCTGTAAAAGAACCTGGTATTAAAACTCCACCAAAAAGAAGAGACAATCCATTCAAGAATCCTAACCCAGGAACAAAAGAAGCTCCAAGAGGTCAAAGAAAAACTAAGGATGAAATGAAAAAAGATTTTATTGGATTAATTAAACAGGCTTTAACTAAATAAAAATGAAAGAAAAATATATACAACGTATAATTAATAAGGTTATTAACGAAGCACCTGTTGATTATGGTGATTACCCTGAAAGAATGCACCCAAGAACTCAAAGTAATATTGAGGATACTGAGAAAAATTTATATGGTAAAAATAAGGCTTTTAGAGGTGGAACATCTGATGTGGAAAAAATGACATCAAAACGATTTAAGGATATAGTGGATTACGTTAAACGTTATTACGGTATTGTTGATGATCAAGGTAGACCTAACAAAACCATTAATATTACTGACCCAAGAGTTAAACACGGAATTCAAGTAGAACAATCTCTATCTGTGGGTGAGGCAATGAGAATTGAGGCGAATAAAAAAGATGAGTTAAAAGATTTGGCATTAGAAATTTCAGCCAAAGAAGAAGGATGGTTACCATATAGTAAAACTTTAGAGGATGCAATAGATGAGGATTTAATTGAAAAAGTAGAATCAAGAGGTGCGGGCACAAAATACAAATTTGAATTTATTAATGTTGAAGTATACTTGAACGAAAAAAGAATTAACCCTAATCAGTTCCAAATGGAAAAAGAGGAAGAACCTGAGTTTGAACTTCCAGATAATTTTTCTTTTGACGTTGATGAATTAACTCCACAAGAAGAATTCCAACTTGAGGTTGAAAAACGAAATGTTATTAATGCGATTATTCAAGGTAAAGGTAAAAAAGGTCAATTCGCATTCCAAGCATATAAAGATAGGTTAGATGAGATCGACCCTCGTTTGTACCCACTGTATAATAAAATTATGTCGGCAAATGATTTAATGTATTTTACTGAAGAAGATTTAATTGATCAAATGGGAGGAAACGCTGCTGGTTCATCAGGTGTTGATGAAGATGGTGAAGATGAGGATAAAGACTTAGTTATTGCAAATGGGGTTATATTTCCTATTTTGTTACATGAGTTAGTTAAAGGGTTTGCCGCAATCCCAACAAGAGAACAATGGAGAGATATGGAACCAGGAAAGGCTCAAGATGTAATGGGACAAACAGATGTATTCTCAAACGAAAAGATGCAATTTAGAGTAGGGGGTGAATTAATTACAAAATTAAGATTCCTTTTACCTGATGACTTAACTGTAAATGTTGAAAATAGAGATCTACTACCATTCTTTGAAAGATTACTTTACGCAGTTCCTGCTGAAGAATTCTTAAAAGAAATTATGGCAAATGTGGTTTCTGAAGATCCAAGAGATAATGAAAAAGTTAAAAGAAAATTCAACGAACTTTTAGTTAAAGCAAAAGAAGATTATAAAAAATATAAAGGTGATGATGACGATGAAGATTATGAAGATGAAGATGATGATATCTTATCTAAATTAGGATTCTAATACAATCACAAAATACTTTAAACCCCCTTTTATGAAAATAACTGGGGGTTTTGATATTTATATAAAAAGAATTTTATGGGATTAACTAAAGAACAAGTAATGTTGGAATATGTGAAGTGTATGAAAGATACCCCATACGCATTAAAAACATATCTACAAACATACGATAACACAGTTTCAAAATATGTCCCATTGGAGTTATTTCCCGATCAGATATCATTACTAAAAGATTATGAAGATTATGAGGAAAATATCGCATTAAAGTATCGTCAGGCGGGTGTATCAACGGTAACAGGTGCATGGATCTCAAAGAGATTAGTCTTTGCGAAGAAAACACAACCTGAGAAAATTCTTATTATCGCCAACAAATTGGATACGTCTATGGAGATGGCTAATAAAATACGAGCCTTTGTGGATCAATGGCCAAGTTGGGTTGGTGCAGGATTCTCTAACGATAAAAATTCACAAAAACATTATAAATTAACAAATGGGTCTGAGGTAAAAGCGGTAGCAACATCAAAAGATGCCTTGCGTGGTTTTACACCTACAATCCTTGTATTTGATGAGGCGGCGTTTATCGAAGCGGACAGTGATTTTTGGGCGGCTTGTATGGCGTCCTTATCCACAGGGGGTAAGGTAATTGTGGTTTCAACACCAAATGGTTATGATCCGATTTATTATGAAATATATGATCAGGCATTAAAGGGAATGAATAACTTCAAAATCTCTGAGATGTTTTGGTACCGAGATCCAAGATATTCAAAAGATTTATATTTGGTCCCAACTGAGGATTTAGTAAAATATCTTTTAAATAAAGAAGAACATGATGATAGTAAACATATATCATTCGCAGATATTGACCCATACCATAGGGATTATGACGAACTAGATTCGTATTTCAAAAAGGGATACAAACCTTGTTCTACTTGGTATGAGAAAATGGTTAAGAAACTTAAATACGATAAAAGAAAAATTAACCAAGAGTTAAATTGTGAGTTTTTAGGTTCAGGAGATAATGTATTTGAGAATAACCAATTAGAATATATTAAAAATAATACCCTTATGGATCCAACAGGTAAATTAATGGGTAATTCATTATGGATGTGGAAAGAACCAGTACCTGAACATAAATACATTATGGGTGTCGACGTTTCTCGTGGAGATAGTGAAGACTTTTCATCTATTCAGATCATTGATTTTGATGAAAGAGAACAAGTATTCGAGTATGTTGGAAAAATACCTCCCGATGCACTTGCTGAGATTGCGTATAAATGGGGGATGATGTATAATGCGTTTGTTGTGGTCGATATAACAGGTGGTATGGGTATTACAACCGTTAGAAAACTACAAGAACTTGGATATAAAAATTTATACGTTGAGGGTGTTGATCAAACAAGTATTTGGTCTTACAATGCAAAGGCCGCAGAAAAAATACCTGGTTTAAATTTTAATAACAAACGTGTACAGATTATTGCGGCATTTGAAGAATATGTAAGACATAAATTTAAAATACGTAGTGTAAGGTTATATAATGAAATGAATACCTTTATTTACATTAATGGTAGACCTGATCACCAACGAGGACAACATGATGACCTTATCATGGGTATCTCAATGGCAATTTATGTTGCCGAATCATCTTTTACTAAATTAGAAAAAGTTGTTGAGAGAACAAAAATAATGTTAGAATCTTGGACGGTAGTTAATGATAATACGGCTAGACAACAAACTCATTTTGATCCCGTTATTCCGAATAATAACGTAAGAAATGATAGATGGTCAAGAGATGCCGGTGCATCCAAAGACGATTATGTCAAATATAATTGGTTATTCGGTAATAGATAATATTTATAGATATGGGACTTACATCAAGAAAAAAATCGGGTAATATAATTGGGGGATCAAGACTTGTTGTCACTGGTCAACCTATTTATAGTGTGAAAGTAAGTGATCCGTCATTTAATAGTAAGGGGGATAAAAGTAATGGTCAACAAACTAATAGTGGATCTAAAAAGTAAAATTAGTGAAATGTTTAGTATTGACAAAAAATTATTAAATTTTTAATATGGAACAAAATAATAATAACAATAATACAAACGATTTAACGATATGGCAGAGGTTATCAAAAACCTTTGGTCCTAATTCGTTAATGGGGATGGATTATCCTACGTATAAAATGGACAAACAAGTCCTTCTTAAAACTACGGATAAAAGGGAATTTGAAAAAGAAAAATTACAACTTCAACAGACCGTATTCTTAAGTAACCAATGGGCGAAGATTGAAAACAATCTTTATACTCAGGCAATTTATTATGAACCAAATAGAATTGCATCATTTTATGATTATGAATCAATGGAGTATACTCCTGAGATATCAACGGCATTAGACATTTATTCTGAAGAATCAACCACACCTAATCAGGATGGTTATTTATTACAAATTTACTCTGAATCAAAAAGAATTAAAAGTATCTTAGTTGACCTTTTTGTGAACAATTTAGATATCAATACTAACTTACCTATGTGGGTTAGAAATACTTGTAAATATGGTGACAACTTTGTTTACCTTAAATTAGATACTGAAAAAGGTGTTACAGGTTGTATTCAACTACCTAATATTGAGATCGAAAGATTAGAAAGAGGTATGGAATCAAGAACTGTAAACGCAACCCCAAACCCAAATGATAAAGGGTTGAGATTCCATTGGAAAGTAAAAGATATGGAATTCAATACTTGGGAGATTGCCCACTTTAGATTACTTGGTGATGACAGAAAATTACCTTATGGTACATCAATGTTAGAAAAGGCTCGTCGTATTTGGAAACAATTGATCTTAGCGGAAGATGCGATGTTAATCTATAGAACATCAAGAGCACCTGAAAGACGTGTATTTAAGGTATTCGTTGGTAACATGGATGATAAAGATGTGGAAGCATACGTACAACGTGTTGCAAATAAATTCAAAAGAGAACAAGTTGTAGATAGTAAAACAGGTAATGTGGATTTACGTTTCAATCAGATGGCGGTAGATCAGGATTACTTTGTTCCTGTTAGGGATCCAGCACAAACAATGCCTATTGAGACATTGGCGGGAGCTCAAAACTTATCGGAGATTGCCGATATTGAGTACATCCAAAAGAAATTATTAACCGCACTAAGAATTCCAAAAGCGTATTTAGGTTTTGAGGAAGTTGTTGGTGATGGTAAAAATCTATCTTTATTGGATATTAGATTTGCAAGAACAATCAATAAAATACAAAAGGCAATTATTGCCGAATTAAATAAAATTGCAATTATTCACTTATTCCTATTAGGATTTGAAG